CAATTCAATCAATTTTTGACCCGTCATACCTCGTATGCTTGAGAGCTTACCGCTTCCATGTAGATTATTTGTACGGGCAGCGCCCTCAGCAGCGCTGTAGGTTTTGAATTTCAATCCGCCAAATTCACCTTGAAACTTCCCATCAGCTTCCGACAAACGCTTACGAGAAGATGGGATCGCTGGAGCCGAAGGTTCGGGTTGATCTTCTTTTTGCGCTGGCGCTGAAGACGTTACCGAATCAATCCATGCTTTTACAGAATTATCCTTGTCCCAAAACTGACTTACAAGCTTTTCAAAATTGACGACGCGACCAAACTGTTTGTAAAACAGAGCCTCAGCTTGTTCTTCAGTTATGACACTTGTAGTAGTAGACCCCTTGCGTAAGTAGTCTATAAAATCGCCATCAATTATTGGTTCGTATGGGAACCCAATAGCTGAAAACAAACTACGCAAGCGATCAGCTGTTTGCTCGATGTTTATGTCAGATGCTAGACCTGAAAGTCCCTTGCCCTGCATCGTTTGATTGTACAAACGAGAGCAATACGCCTTGTAAGACGGTTCGTCTGGATCAAGACCCCTTTTGCGTGCTGCTTTCTTGCAAAGCTGCATAAGCACTTTGTCTCTACGTTCGCTGTATTGCTTGTTGTTTGCCATATCCTGTAACTACACGTTGGTCAAAAATAATAATCAGGGGCAGTACAATATACTGCCCCTGATCGTAGAAATAATGGATTATTTACATCCACCACGGCGCTTTGGCGACGCAAGCCGCTTCGCTGAACGGCTACTGCCCTTTGCTGTACCGCGACCAGCATCCGAACACGCAGCCTTAGAATAGCGAGTGCCCTTCTTAGCCGCCTTTTTTACGGCCTTAGCAGCCAAGCCAGACATACCAGTGCTCTTTTTGCGACGGGTAGTCTTCTTAGCCTTCTTGCGAGCAGTGCTCTTCTTAGTCATCTTGCGCTTGCGCGTCTTCCACGCCTTCTTAGCAGCAGCACTACGCTTTGCTGAGACGCGCTTCTTTGCTGTCTTCTTAACAGCACGTTTCTTTGCAGCCATAGTAATGACTCCTCAGATATTTAAGTGATAGTGAATTACTTATCGGGTTTTGGCAGCATGACGACCAAGGCGCTTGCCACCCCATGACTTACCTTGGCGCAACGCACGAGCAGCGGCGCTGACTGCCGCTGATACTCGACGTGATGTAGACTTGCGCTTTCTCTTGGTAGCCTTCTTTTTTGTAGGCATGATATTATCCTGTATTTATATCAGTGATATTAGAGTTTCTTAGCGAGACAGAAGCCACCGTAGATAGCCAAACCAATGATTGCAAGGTTAGCGATGCTTCCCACTGATTCAAGGAAACTTTCGCCAAGGCCATGGAATCCAGCTTTTACACCATATTCCGTCATGAACCTATCACGGAAGAACTTTTTATCTATAGGATAACAAGAGCACCTATCTCCAATACAGCGACGTTCATAACCACGGAAACATGGCTTTGAGCCTTCATAATATCGGCTAGGAATTTCATCATTGATACCGCGCATCCCAGTTGTATAGCGACCAGGACGTGTATCGTTGCTATCGTAGCTTGGAGTGATGCCTGAGTACGGTCTGTTAATCAGTTCCGAATCGCATTTGACGCAGGTGCATCTCTTACCTACATCATCGTAAGCCATACAGCGACCCTTTGTGCAGCTCATTGTCTGCTTGCACTTCTCTAAACCTTGTCTCCACTCAGGTACAGCCGTTCCAGACATACCGTATGATTGGGAATAACCCATCGTTACCTCACATTCTGAACATTGATGAATTTTTAGTCGTCATAGAAGATTTGCTATTTGTTGCCTTGACAAAATCCAGACAACGGACACATTTGCAGTTTACTACGCCAGGTTCACCAGCTTGCAAACGTTTCAGCGCATCTTCAGGCTCGCCATAGAAATCTGCTGACATACATTTTTTGCCTTCAGGACAACCACCTTGTGCTTTCAACACAGCACGACAACTCTTAAAAATTGCCTCATGTGCTTGCCAAACGTAGCCTAATCCATTTACGCCATAGTCAGTAGAATAGCGCATAGTTTCCTCAGAAATTGAAAAGAGAGTATGTTATTCCAACGAAGATGGCTGGTCGTAGTACGGGAACATTGTTCTCCAGCACTATTGCAGCCCCAAAACCACCTGAAAGCCCCAGTTTAGCGCTCTTAGCAGGCAGGTGCATGGTCGTATCTAGGTATTTGACAGCCGTATCACGCACACCGAAGCGAATCCGAGCCGTTACACGACGGGCTATCTCATCGCAAGTCACTTGAATCGTATCACGAGTGCGCGTGATCGTATCGAGACCGAACAAAACACCGACATTGCGCCTGGCAAGCTCTTTGCGAAGGCTATCACGAACGCCAATAAGCCGCTGGATAGCCACGCTATCAGGGCTTGAGTGGACGATTCTTACTGTATCGACCGTCTTTTGTATCTCAATCTGAGGGATTCGCACCTGAACTGGGATCGTCTTTTCCTCTACGATCACTCTGTGACCTAAGTCAGTGCTACATCGACCAAGGATAATGCCGAGAAATAATACGGCAAGCATCAAAAGGATCGTGATATGTGTCTGTGTGAGACGCATTGTAACGATCACTTCTTCCTATTGAAATACCAAAGGGCAGCAGTACCGATCAGGACAAGCCCAAGAAGCCCGTTTGTGCTTGCGAACACAGTACCGCTGCCACTTTGTGATTCGTCCGCTGCGTGAATGAAGCTGAAATTGTACTCTGGAGACATGATTTTGTCCCACCCGTAGTGATAATAGGCAACCCGATTGCTCAGGTTGCCTTCTACGGTCGTAATTCCATCAGCTTTAACGTCTGTAACAATGCCTACGTGACCACTGGAGCCAGCCGAACTTGATTTACGGTAGAATACGTCTCCATCTTGCGGCTTATTATCTACCCGTAGACCAGCTTTCTTAGACAGATCGCGCATGAGCAACGCCCCAGCCGTGCGAGGCAGTGGGTTGGTAACAGCAGCACGACGTGCGGCCTCTTCGTAGACTACCCACACGAATTTAGCGCACCATGCTTCAGCACGCTTGCTCGTGATCCACTTAGGATCAAACAGTTCGTGAATCTTATCTACGCATACCCCACGGTTGTCACGTTCCTCTACACAGTTACGCTCATACCATTCAGCTGCGACTTCGTTGATGGTCTTAAAAGGAACCATTATCGGGACTTAATCAGCAGTTTGTAAATCTCGTCAATGCGCTCGTCAATCCGTCGCAGGGTTTCCGCATCTTCATGCTGCCGTTCCTCAATCACGTCAATACGAGCGCGGATGTCGTGCCAGTCGTCGCGACGTGTAACAGCAGCAGCAATAACGTCCGTGAAAGACGTTACCATCATCTTGGTGTGCTTAACCCAAGCCATGTAGATACCCCCAGCAATAGGAAGTGCCGTAGCGATCGACTGTACGAGAGACCACAACAGCTCGAAGACTGTAGAATTGCTATCCATTATGTTCTTGTTCAATGACCAAACCGTAGCTCAACAAGGGAAACAGAATTTGCGCTGGCATAGTGACGCTCTGCAAGTCGTCCGTTGTAATGACAGACAGCAAACCGAAATGAACTGGCTTCTCAAGTAACTCACGAACTCGCTTGTCGTTGCGATCCCTGATTTCATCAGTATCAAAGGCATAGCCTACATACTGTGTATCAGTGATCGTAATGTTCGACAGATCGTCTGTAGCTGGAGCATCTGCGTCTACTGGGCTGTTAGTCTCAAGTGCGTAAACTCGATAAAAGGGCTTGCCGTCTTCCGTGAGACTACATCCATCCATCAGAATGTCGATACGCTGCTTTTCAAGCTCTTGTACCTTGTCAACAATGCGCTTAACGTTGAAAGCTACCGAGGTAGCACACGGTAGCTCATATCGAGACAAGGCATTGTAGGCGTTAGCGATAGCTTGTGCGTCCGCGATCGTGCAAGAAAGTTCTTTAGTCATAGGGGCTTCTCTATGATTAGTGATTAAACAGGTTGATAACCGAGTTTTTGGAGGCTGAGTGTAAGTACATATTCGTCATCTGTACCCCAGTCAGCGAGTTCTTCCTCTGTGTAGCTTACTGTAGATGATTGTACGAGATTGCCGTTTTCGTCAAAGAGGTTGACGAGGCCGTTAGCGTATTGCTCGCCTTGTCCAAATGTGACGTTGACAAAAACTTGTTGAGCTTCGACCGCTGGAGCTGTTGTTTCAGCAGGTACGATAGGAGTGACTAGTGCCATTAGATTGACCTTTGTAAATGATTATGCGTATGCAATGATAGTGTTGACGGTAGCTGACCACAGAACAGTTGTTCCCGAACCTGTTACTTGAATGTTGACAGATTGATTGGTACTATCAGCAACGGCGATGGTTGTCCAAGTACCAACAGTTCGATGAATAAGGTTCACTGTGCTGTTATAAAGCGTTATAGTGCCAGCCGTATTATCAGCAACACCCGTGATTTCCCATGCACCTAAATTAGTACCACCGACTTGACGGCAGGCAATGATAATCTTGTACGTTAGTGTACTGCCAGCTGGGATATTGATCAAATTGGTTGATGCTACCGCACCAAGCCCAGCCGTCATCACGGTTGGCGTACCGTTAGTCGTTAGCGCCACCAAGTGGTAGGTAGCTTGCTGTGTGTCGCCATTAAAAGCACGACGGTATGAGGAGTATGACTTCTGATAAACTGTACGGGTCGTAGATCCTCTTCCCCCGATAACGCAATAGTCGTTATTAGCGACGTTATTGAAGCCATTTAAGACAGTTGAGTAGTTGCCATAGACAGTGTTAGTGTACCCATTAATAACCGAAGCGTAATTAGCAGCAACGACATTGCTGAATCCGCATAAGATAGCTGAATGAGTTGCGCTATTCGCATTATTACTCTGACCACCAGCAATTACACCGTAATCGCAGGCAAGAACGTTAGAGTTTCCGCCAAGAATGCTTGCAAATGGAGAGGTTACTTGGTTGCTTATACCACCAACAACATTGCTGTAATTCTGGGAAACGCTATTGCTTGCGCCACCGCCAACAAATGATGCAACACCGTAAGACAGATTACTCGTACCACCGACAACGACTGTACCCTGATTAGTACCAGAGTAGTTGTTGAAGCCACCGCCAACATAACAATACTGAGCATCTGCTATATTGTTAGCTCCACCTGTGATAACTGAATTAGTACCCAGTGCAGCCTGTCCAGCACTTCCACGTTGCATTTGCAAGTCAACCGCTCTAGCACCCCGCTTGTTACCACCCGTAGTTGTACTATCAGGGAGCTGCGCCAAAAATGCTCCAGTACCCTTTGGCTGAAGCACAATATCTGCGTTCGTGCTTGTAGCATCGACAAGCAGGCGTGATGCGTTGACTGTGTTATTCGGAGCAGCAGTGTTCTGCGAAGGAATGAAACCAGTCAGTCCAGCACCGCTCAGAGCAAGTGTACCGCTCGTCGAAGGGAAGGTAATTGTAACGTCAGATGCGCCACATGGCTGGACGTAATTTACTTTAGGCATTTATTAAACTCCCAGCTTGATCAATTTGATATATACCATCCACTGACCGTAAGCATTGATGCTCACGTTGTTTTGACCAATAAGCTGCAAAGCATTGTTTACTGTGTCAACTTGCAAATCAAAGACCAGCTTACCGCTACTGTCATCTGCTACTACTGCTACTGTAGGACAACCCAATATGGCGATTGTAGATGCGTTTATTCGCCGTACAACACCCTTGAATTCAGCGCAATAATTATACTGTGTGCCACCAGACGTATCAGCTCCAACGCCTGTTACTACACCCCAAAATGTGTAAGTAGCATTATTTTGGATCAGAACTTGATTAGTGCTACTAGGAGCTAATCCATCAACGGTGATTTCTATTGCAGTATTACCGTTAACGGCAGGTGTAGTTGAACGATATAGTACGTGCTCTTCTACTTGCTTTGTGCCGTTTGTACTTGAATAAGAACCATACGAGCGCTGCAAAAGACTAAATGTTCTAGCTCCAATACCCCATGTTGTAGAGTATTGAGTGCCCGAATAATTACTTGAACCAGACAGCACATAACTGGAATTCGCGGCAGCCGTGTTTGATGATCCTCCAAACACGTAAGAGTAATCCCCAGAAGACGTATTGCTGGCTCCACCCACCACGATAGCGTAATTGCCACCTGCTCGATTGGATGAGCCAGACAGTATAGCGGAATACTGACCTGCTGCTACTTGAGTAGCGCTACCGCGAGAGAGTTGAAGATCAACTGCATATATGCCACGCTTAGAACCACCAGAAGCAAGATCATCTGGAAGATTGCCAAGAAATGCCCCAGTCCCCTTGGGCTGAATGACTGCATCGCCGTTAGCACTTGTACTGTTTACAAGCAACCGCGAAGCGTTTACGGTGTTGTTAGGCGAGCTTGTATTAAGACTTGGTGTCCACCCAACGATCGGAGCATCGCCCCAAGTCATATCACCACGAAGAACCGTGTTCACGTTAGCCGTACCAGTGCCAAGATCAGGAGCTACGAGCGTCCTGAACGTCGGTGGAGCTGCTGGAGCCGTCGTAGGAGATGCAAATACAAGGTTAGGGCTTTGATTGACAAGCGTAATATCCAGCGATCCAGCCGTTGTCACTGGACTATTTGCCACTGCGAAAATCGCAGGAGCCGTAAGTGCTACCGACGTGACCGTTCCCGTCCCACCACCGCTACAAGGGTTGTCTGGGAAGGCAGGAATCATCATCGGGACAAATATGCCTCTTTCCATTATGCGCCTATTCCGATAAGACCACGGACGATCATACGTCCCAGTCCTCGATTGATAAATCTACGTTTAGTCCATACGCCACCACCATCGCGCTGGTCACCACTGCCACCGCGTGATGTGTTAGCCTCAATCGTCTCTAGCAGACCATCTGGACGTACACGAGTGATAAGAGCTGCATGACCGAGCCATTTACGTGGTATGCGCCATATCAGGATGTCCCCACGACGAGCCGACGTGTACTTTGATGCTACAAATGTCTTAGAAGCGACAGAATATGCCGTCTGTGTCGATCCAGTACGAGGAAGTGGGTTGCTAAGTGCCTGGCAATGAGCTGCATCGCTCGACCAGGTATAGATAGCAGCGTAGCAGTAAGCCGAACCTAAAGGCATACCAACGGTTCGTGCATATCTGTCAATATGCTTGCCGTCATTGCGTCCAGTATATTCGATTTTCCCTACGTCGGATAATCCATTTTTTATGACCTGTTCAACATACTTGTTCGGCATTTGAGCCGAGTAGCGAGGAACAGATGCGATAGCTAGTACAGTACCCCACAAAAGCACTAAAAGCCCTGCAATGATATACATTGCAAGGCGAATTTGCTTCAGTGGGCGACGGAAATCCATCAGAACGTGCCTCTGTACGTCGCGAAATAGACCAATCCCACCACGATCGACACTCCAATGTAGATCATGCCCAGTGTTCGTACACGAGCTGCGACAATGATTTCATCTACGGATTCCTCGTACTGCTTGCACCGCTGCTCAGTGAAATTGAGAGTTGTGAAAGCCCATTGAGCCATTGTAGCGATCGCAGTCGTAGCAAACACTGCTTGTGCAGCGATAAACAGCACACGTACAGCTTCAGAATCGCCAATAAACGATCCTACAACGACGAGTGCAAGCAATAAAACCGCACCACGGACGAATGAGCGCATTGTACGGCGAATGTGACGGCTATCTGACATAATTACCACGCTAAGATAAGGCTCATACTACCCCAAAGTACTCCAGCAGCAGCAAGAATACGGATCACTATGTGTCCGACTTGCTTTAGCCCTTGTACTTTGGTGCGAAAAGCCATAGTTGATTTGTTAGGAATGATTTAGCGATCATCGTTGATTCACGGGTCATCTTGTTGAAGTCTACCATGTTGATCACGTTAGCCAAATCTTGTGGGATAGGCGTAGACTTCTCTACAGCATCGTAGTTGCTTCTGCGCTGCGGTTGTGAGTTACACCACATTTTGAGGCTTGCAAGCAACGACATTCGCGTTAGACTATTCAGTGAATCGTAGTCGATATTCTCAAAGGATTTTACTGCCCAATCAGGCAAGTCCTTAGCCAGAACGGTGCGGTTGAGTGTACGCATTTAGGCCTCCTTCGACACAACATTGGCTGTAGGCATATTCGGATTTACCGATTGCATACCGTTGCCCATTGTCTGCATCGTCGGATATTGCCCTTGTTGTGGCGTACCTGGCATATTGACTGGTGCACCTGCTTGCATTGGAGGATACCCGTTACCGCTTGTTGGGTAAGGAATATACTGGGGCTGTGCTGGACGGTTGAACATTTGTGTGATCAGTGGCATTACGTGAGGTAAAATGCCGATGATGTCACGCAGTCCTAGGCTACCTTCGTCTGCTCGAATCTTGTCCTGCAAGCCATTTACTTGCGTCTGATACTCGTTGCGAAGGTTGTACTCGTCTTCGATCTTAGTCTTCTCGGCCTTAGCCTCTTCAAGCGCCTGCTTTGTAGCAATGAGTTCACGCTGCATACCTGCGACAAGCTCTTCGTAGTATTGCCGCATATTATTTTCTTGGCTGCGGAACTGTTCAAGTTGCCTCGTAAGGTCGCGATTTGTTTCCTTGACAATTTCCAGCGATTCACGCACCATTGTTGCGATCATAGACATATCAATTTCCTGAGCAGGCTCTGGTGTTGGCTGTTCAGGCTGAGGAATTGTCATGTGAGCAGGCACGGCTGAGATTTGATCATTCATGACTGCCATGCCTTGTGCCTCTGGAGCTTGCGGAACGCCTGGATTTTGCTGATAAAGGTACGTTCGACGACCGCCAATACCGATCATGTAGAATGTAATGATGCGATCAGGTCGTAATGCGTCGGGATTTGTGTCAAGATATTCAGGAATAGTCCTACAACCCTTGTCGAGAAAGTATTGACCAGGGCGAATAACTGGCTTAACTCGCCAATCTGGATTATCCAGGGCGGAATCTTTGACCAGCTCGCCATATTCATACTGTACGTCTTTGCGGAATCGCAACGGATTTGGACGGTTTTTCCGTTTTTCCGTGCCATTCTTCTCGGCAATCATGTCTTTTAGGCTCATAGGAGGGGCTTCCTAATAGTTATGCGAAAGGGCTTGTTTGGTTCCAATCCTGCTCATTATATGCCTTCCAAATCTGGCGACGATACGATTCACCTGCTTGTGAAAGGTTGTAATGACCTTGATTGTATGCTACGATAGCACGATCCCACGATTTACGGGCTTTATTCACGTAGAGCCATGCTATGTAGTAAGAGGCTAACAGCATACTGTAGCCTGGATCTTTGAGTTTTTCGTTAGGCTGCGGTGTCATTCGCAAACGGCGCTCAATGTCAAGCTGAGTGCCTTTGAGGATTTGCATAAGTCCGAGAGCAGAGCTACGCTTGTTCTTCGCATCTGGATCAAATTTAGACTCATGCCAAGCCAGTGCTACGAGCACACGCTTCCACATCTTAGGATCAATAGTCTTAAAACGTGGTCGCATGGTCTCTACAGCCGCGCTGGACAATTCAGCAACCTTCTTAGCTGATAATCGCATTATCGTTCACCTTGTGCAACAGCAAATTCAGCAATACACTTTACTGGGTAGCGTACATACCGTCCAGTGTCAGGTATGTATTGAACAAGTTGTGCGTACACCTGCGGAGCGGTTACGACCTGCTGACCGTCTGAATTGTTAATCACGGCATACATATCGTTGAATTCCCAAGGACAAGGGATACCAACAGACAGATCACCAAGATTGTATGTCAAGAGATTGCCAAACTCGTCCGTTGAACCGATAGCTGGAAGAGCCAAGTCACGTAGAATGTTGACACCACCGATGATAAACGCTGGACGAAACCAGTTGTTTGACCAGTCGCTGATAAGTCCATCACGGAAGCGTGACACTACATAGCTGCTATAGGTGCAAAGACTGTTATCAATCGCCGTGTTTGTTGCAGCGTCCTGATACGTAGAGCCTGGCAGACGATGGTCGTATGCGCGGAAGTGAATCTTTGTGACTACAACCTTACTCGCTGTTTGCAGATAGCGCGTATCAGTCATTGGGCGAAGCCGTGTACTATACGGACTTGCCGCCAATGCGTCTGAGCCTGGGCTTGTCGGCATTTGAGATAGATTGTCATGCTCGACGATTGAGCTACCGTTTGTTTGCCAATATCCAGCATTGGCATCGGGAACCCAGTTCTCTTGAAACGTCGGATTTGTGTCCGTCGTTGAGAACCAGTAGGCCGTGCGAATGTCGTACACGGGTGTCTGGAGTAGTTTTTCAATACGATTATGATCGAGCATTGTGGCCTCTATTAAGACTTCTTCTTGCCAATAAACTGCAATTCGCAGCGAATCGGATATGTTGCGCCGAAGACGGCTGTTGATGTATCAACGGAGAACACTACTTGATAGTTTGTGTTGCTTGCGAGCGTGAATTGTGGCACGTTTTGGTTGGAATCATACCACATAGACAAGAATGCAAACACATCGGCTGCTGTAGATGCAAGTTGAGCCGACGTATCGCCTGCAACGATTTGCAACATGATCTTGTCACGAGTTGTGCTCGTAGGCAAGATAGCTCCACTCGTGTTATAAAACGCACCACGAACCGATACTACTTCAATATCAAATCCTGGTGTCTTGAAAGTCGTATCTGCTGGTGTTGACGCTGATACGATGTTGTTCTTCAGCGTCCATACGTAAAGATTCGACGCTGGGATTAGAGTAATCGGTTCCATAATACTTTAGTTTGTTAGGAAATTTAGCCGTCGAGCCGTGGCGAGCATTGTATATCTCGCCACGGCATTGTACGACGACATTTAGTTGTAGGCCATTCGAGCCGATACCCACAACAATCCAAACTGCATTAGGCAGTTGGACGGCTCTGAGCACCCCAGTACTTCAGCGTAACGTCGAAACCACGGTTTGATGTCGTGAATCCAGCGTTAGGAAGGTGTGGGTTTGTAGCTGCCGATGCTGCTGTTGTGTAGCCTGAGTTCGGGAGAAGCGTGACTTGAATGTCGCCGCCCTTTGGAACTTCGATAGCTTCAGGAAGCACGAAAATCGGAGCATACTTGAGTTGAGCTGTTACCGTTCCTTGCACGTTGATGAGCGAGTATGGTACGAGATCCTCAAGTGTGAACTTGTCTTCGCTCTTGCCAAGAATTGTGATCTGGACAAAAGAGAAGCGGTTGAAGCCTTCGAGCTGCGAACCTACTGGCTCACTTTCGTTTGCAGCGAAAGCAAGGTTGTGGTTGAGCTGGAGAGCCTTGATGTACACTGCACGTTGCTGTGCAAGTACAGAAAGAACGCTCGTGCGGTAGGTCGTGCTCTTCGATGCTGATTGATCGAAGAATGTGTACGACGAATCGAGAGCTGTGGCTGGATTGATCAGAACAGCGTCATGACCAATAGCCCACGTGTTTTGGACGGTAGCACCTGCTGGTGGTAGTCCGAATCCATCAGGAACGATTTGCGACATCGCAATTACCCTGTTAATAATGAATAATAATTATTGCCGTGAATTAAAACGGGCTTGAAGAGAACATTGGCGAGTTGTTTACAGCATTCGGTGAATCGTAACCTGAGCTATAACCTTCGAGACCTGTCGAAGCATATTCAGGTGCAAAACGATCCATCATGCCATCATAGCTAGGTGCGTATGTGCCGTTTGGCAGTTGTGTCATACGTGCGCCTGCTTGCATAGCTGCTGCCAAGCCTGCCGTTCCTGGTGATGCTGGAAGCGCTGCTGCTGGTGTAGCAGATTCATCCATACGCCAGAGGCTTGTGCCCAAAAGGTTTTCCATCGGCTCACGACCTGCTGTGTAAGCAAGTTGTACCGCTCCCAAAGCCCATGCAGCGCGGCGCAGACCTGGAATGTTGAACAACGCACCGATACCCCAAGTCGATGCAAACGCTACTCCCAGACCTGCATAACCATTCAGGTTGAGGAGAGTAGAAGGGATTACCCATGTTACTGCTGCAAGCAATGCCGATACGTCATCGGTAAGCTCTTGCTTTGACATGGAGTGCTTCAGATTCGAGTTGATCTGAAGAGTAAACTTGCGTGCCATAGAGCACTACTCCGTAAAAAATTAGTAAAAACGATTACAGTTTTCTTGCTGCGTAAAGCGCAGTGCCACCGAGAATAAGCCACATCCACCAAGGGAATCCAGCTTGCTTCACGTCTGTACCAGGCGTTACACGATTTGCTTCTTCGTCAAATTCCTTGCCTGACGTAGCACCCTTTGTTGATGCTCCATTCGATGTATCCATCGAGGCCTCTGACAGTCCGTTGACCGTCTTCATCTTCTTTGCTCGCATACCAGCGCCCAGCGCCTTGACCACTTCGTCACAGTCAATCTTTGGCTCTGCCGATGTTTCGCATACCAGCACCTTAACCTTGACCTTGAATGGCTTAGAACCGCTGACTGAATAATCAGTAACGTATGCTGAAGCCTTTACGAGCTTTTCTTCGCAGTCCTTGCACCAATCAGGTGGATAGTTAGCTGGTACAGCGCCTAGTCCGTTGACCATGCCAGGTACTTGACCTTCACTAACTGATTCTTCGAGAGCCTTAAGCAATTCCTCGCAGTCTACTTGTGGATCTTCTGTAGACTCGCCTTCACATACCAGCTTCTTGAATGCTACAGGAATCTCAATGGCATCCTTGACTGGCTTTGCGCTAACGTAAAGCGTCTTATCAATCCACTTCTCTGTACAGTTGTCTGGTGGTGGACAGTCTGTATCTGGTGTCTTGGGTGTTACAGATGTAGTCTTTGCAACAATTTCACCTACTGCAAGAAATTCAATGCCACGCTGCAATGCGCTCGGTGTCCAGACGATTCCTTGACCAGGGCCGAATACGCGACGTGCGAGTTGCGGAATGCTGTCCGTGTATTGCGTTACGGCATACAGCTTATCCTTGATCTTATAGACTGCTGGATATTGCGGTGCATTCGCGACGGTGTATGTACCCACTTGTCCGTTGGAGTTGGCGTTTAGGAAGCGATTAGCTGCTTCCATTGCGTTAGCCAAATCTTGCGGAAACGTAAAGGAGTATTTCTGATCGTTGTAGTTCGCGTCTGCGAGACCCGACATATTGCTGTAGCGGTTGCTCATGCCAGACTTAGGCATATTGTTGCAGTACATATTTAACCTATTACTTGAGTGCGTAGAACAAAATGAGACCACCAGCGGCTGCGATCGCTACCCATGCCCATGTTGGCATACCGTTAGAAGTAGCCTCCGATCCAAACTGATAATCGTAGGTTTGACTCTTTGGCGAATAAGGCACGAATGTGCTACCACCTGGGGCAGAGTATTGATTAGCGCCAGGTACGCTGATATTTCTGTTACCCGTTGGTACTGGAACCGTACCATATTCATCGCCTTGTGGCACTGCTCGAAGGCTACTAAGATTCATTGCGTAGCGTTCTGCTGGATTCATGTTTGCGTACATCGTAATGCCTATTATGGAAATTCAAGAGGATAGCGGCGACCTGGAATTGCTGGTGGCTTGCCAGGATCAAATTCCATTTTGCGCTGTGTTGCTCGTGGGCTGAGGATCATCGGGACTACATCTGTCTCTGGTGCGCTCGGCTGTACGTCATTGTTCGGTTTGCCGTAGCCACTGCTATAGTTTCCGCCATGCTTGTATGACGTGTAGTATGGATTTTGCTCGGTTGTCGTCGGCGCAAAGTAATACGGGTTGTTTTCGTTGGCTTGTGGGCTATACGATGTATTCGCGCTATGTGAATCTGTGTAATCATTCGAGCGACGATTGCCGCTCTGGACGTTGATGACGATGTTAGGCATCATCATTGTTGCCGCTTGTCCAGAAGCAGCGCCAGGTGTATTTGCGTTGTAGCGAGGTTGTCCTCCACCGCATCCGCAATTACGTCTACCGCCACAAGAGCAAGTCTTCGTAGGGCAGCAACTTCCAGCAAGCCGCACACTGCGATTTGGGTTACGGCTGTAGCCATATCCATATCGACTTGATTGTGCGTTGATACCGTTGTATGGGATATACATTATTTCCTCAATGCTAAATATGCTACACCAGCTACCCCAGCGACACCGAGAAGGAACGTTGGAGAGATCGAACCTGATGCACCAGATGTTTTCATTCCAGTTTGAGCGCGTACTTCATCGGCAAAACATTCACGCTTGTCCGCTGGAACCAATGCAGGGATATTCATTTGCTTAAAACCCTTTTGAGCTAGGTCACGTGCGCGCTCGACCAGACCGCGTACCGCCAAACGATCAAGCGAGCATGGTGTAGTCGGAAGGCCATGTGCTATCTGCCAAATACCACGCCATTCTGCTGATGTCTGTAGATCGTTTGTTTCTGTTGCTGCCAATCCACTGATTTCAACAGCGCGAGGGATAGCCGCAGTTGTGGTGCTGATCGCTGCCATCAACATATTCTGTAGCGCTGGTGTCTGCGTTACAGTGCCATTATTAATAACCTCTTGCTTGGCAGTACCACTGCGAATTGATCCGCGAACTTGATTGATCGTATCCATCACGTAAATGCCTTGTGCTGTCTTAGCTACTGAATCTGGCACACCGCTGGAAAAGTCATTCAAGATATTATTGATGCCGCTTACTTCAATACCTAGAACTTGAGCTGCTGGTAAGTATTGACCGCTTTGAGCCTTTTGATAAAAGTCTGCCGCCTTATCGAGCGATGGTCTAATATCTTTTGGCACTACCATTACCGCTGCTTGTGCTAGTGCAGCTACTTCAACTGGTTCATTTTTAACGAGCGATCGAATAAACGGTTTTGCTTTGAGAAAGTCAGATGCAGATATACCCAATACGTCCTTAGCGTATGGTGCTGCAAAGTCCATAGCAAGATTAAGCGCTAATTCAGCGTATTGTGTTGCTAATTCTGCAATGTATCGCCAAGTACGCGGCTGTCCAGTAACACGTATTACCACAACACGGTTGCTAGTGCCCTTGTTTTCAATTTGCTCTAGCTTTGGTAGAACTTCTTGGCGCATCCGAGTCATTAGCTTCTCAAGATAGCCGCCGCCCTCGCCTCTGCCTATGTTGATTATTTCAGGATTTGCACCAAAGCACCCCAATTCCTGCATATTCTTCGCCATTGGATTGACGTTATCGCCTGAGTAATTCTCTGTAAGAATTACGATAGGCTGATCGTACTTTGTTCGGAATACACCGAATCCTGAAGTATTTACAGTCTGTGGGCGTATAAGGCCAAATGATGATCCAGGAACTTTTGTGTTCTGTGATCCTAGCGCATCATATAGTACGTCGTCATTCAACATCCACGAATAATGCGGAACACCATCGGCAATCGCTTTGGGATTTGTCTGCGATGTAGAGCTGGAAGTAATCCGTGCTACAGCGGCTGCGTTAGCTATGCGCTCTTGCGCCTCTCTTTTTTCACGTAGTCGCTCATCAAAGTTCGAGCCACTAAGAGAGCTATTTGTGAATTTATCTTCAAGAGTTACGAGCTTCATTACCAGTGACCTAACGGACAGTGTTGATCAATTAGCAGCGTTTTTTGTGGCAAATAACAATTGCACAAAAAGCATTTTTCACGAGGTGATACAATGCGCTGTGGACACTGCAAGCACATAGCGTAGCGCGTTTCGGCTACATCAACACTTGCTGTCGGGCGAAACGTCGCTCGCAACAAGTTAATAGCGCCTTGCAGGTATTGACGTACAGTCATGAAGATCACTTAATAAGGAAATATCCAAGAAGAACAACCGCCGCACCGCCTACAATCCAAGGGATATAGCTTGTCACTTCCTGCGTTACGCCTTGCTGACAAATTTTTCGCTGAATATCCATCGGCAGGCTTTGCAGGATCGTCATAATATCCTGCTCAGGCAACTTTTTAATAATATCGGTAGCTTGATCCATACCAATTTTGGTGAAGTCAATATCAATACCGAGACCCGATACGCCACTATTGCAATTACACATGGTCAAACCTCAAAAAACGTCAACGTGATGTTTGCGAATTACTGGTGACTTTTCCCAACCAAAGCCATCCTTACCTGCCACTGGATCCATTGGAACCCAGCGATATTCATTTTCTGCATTTGGCATAAGGACTTCTACATACACGTGTGTGTACTCCTGTCCTCGCCACGCAATGACCTTGTACTTTACGCTAAAGCCCATTGCACCTAAAATCGCTGCGAGCATCATTGACATATCGTCGCAGTCTCCGACCAATACTCCAAGTTGGTGCTTTGGAGCGATCAGGAACTCCGTCGTATTTGGATTGTCAACATCAACCCAATCTGTTACGTGCTGGTGATCGAAGCGATACGTAATGTTGTCTACAACCCAATCAAATGCAGCCTTAACCTTACAGAACTCGCGCATGGCCTCATTACCGCTAGTGCATCCGCGTGACAACTTCTTTGCAAGCGTTCGCACGTCTGGAGTACGAGCATCACGTCGAGCTAGTCGAATCATGTGTTGAAGCGTCTTCATAATTGCAGCATCGCCGCTACCGATATTTCGGATCACTGTTTTCATTAGCGCTTGCTAAAGAATACTGGTGCAAGGAAATAAATCGCTCCACCAACCACTGCAACGGTAAGGATATTCGACAATAAGTCATTCACGCCGCTAAAAACGCTCTTGTCAGCCTCTTCCTGCTGTTTCTTATAATACTCAGACACAGCCGCATTCTTAGTACGATCGTCATACGTCATAGGCCACAATACCGTAGGATTGATATAGGCCGTTTTGCCTGTTGTATCCTGTCTGTAAAGATCGCCTGCTATGTAAAAGAACGAGCGTATCACGCCTGCTGGATCAGTATATTTTGCAAGGTTCTTTTGCAGCCTTGGTGTTAAATAGGCTACAACTCCATCTGCACTTACGTTTGCCTTGTTTTTTGGCGGATTTCCTATAGGATACCACTCTGGGCACGATCCTTCGCGTACGGCCTGGATATAGAGATTAAATACCGCCGCTACGTCTCCATACTCAAAGTTTTCGCTAAATGGAACAACAGGAAATCCTGCATTAGCCCATTTGTTGACCGAAGAATAGATATTGCAATATGTTTCTTCAATCGAACCCTTATCAGGCCTTGTACCATATACCAGGCATCCAAAACGACCCGTAGGAGCCGCTAGGCCACGGATTCCATCGTTCTGTTCATACCGTGGAGCGAATACGTTACCGTATCCGAAGCGGTTTGATTTTGTGATTTCGTACTGGTTCACGTAGCCACTTTTTAAGGTTTACACGTTCGTGTCGGCGCTCTTCGTTGCCTACATAGTCGATGGGTGCGTTATGACCGTGCCTGCATCGGCGAAGATGCACACTAAAGACATTGGAGTCATATTCAGACAACATTCTCACTCGCATCGAATAACAGTATCGTAGAGGAGCGGCTTGCGACATTAGCAAGCAACACGGTCAATTACGCACCAAGGCTACTATTCACTCTGGTAAATTGCAAGCAGCCCCTACTATATGTGCTATACAACGATTATCTCATATAGCAAATAAGAAAAGCCCCTTGAGAATCAAGCTCAGGGGGCTTTCTATTGCACCTACTCCGTTTGTAGCTCGCTATTATGCCTGTTTCTTCGTGTTTCTTACAACACGTACTCTTCTATCACTTCTTTGTATCGGGTGTTGAATATCCGATAGGCTCGATATATGCGATCAAACTTGATCAAATGGTCGTAGCCAGTGGGGATATTCTTTTGATACGCCTTCGTTACAACGTAGCGCAGTGCCTCTTTTGCATTAGGGTGGGAACCTTCATCCAGCAATCGTTGCACTGTCAAATAGGTTGCTATCCGTAGTCTGACGATCTGATTTCCTTTTGCGCGGATCATGGAAGTCTGGTCTCCAATGTATAAAAAGGTCAACAACTTCGCTCACGTCTGGTAAACGATAATTAGCGCTTGAGCACACGTAGAGCGTATAACCGTCCTTAGTGCGTATCACAAAATGCTTCGACTTTTGTGTGTGTGAAACGTACTCAATTTGATGACCAATTTTTTCGCAGTTACTGATAATTGCGTTCATGAAGCGATACGCTGCCTCCATGTTTTCCAGCTCAATCATGCAAAACTGATCTTGCAAGCGTATTGCTTTTGTTGGAGGTTTTTCATGCTCACGTATTTCGATTGATGCTATAGCACCCTTGATCTGTAGCCTGCTGCCGTGCTCACGGTCATTAATTTCCGCAAGCGTTAGGTTCATGCGCTCGGCGTGTTTCCTGCTTTCTGCAAGCGTAGCCGTCCAAGGTACAAGTAGGCTCGGTAGGTTAGATGGTGAATCATACCTAACGTAACGCGCAACATACGACTCTGGACTTGGTTTAGCCTTGTTTGTCGTTGTTTGTTGTGTGCTCATCGTCAATGCTCCTTGTAAAAGTGACAGACAGCGCGAATAGCATACACGTGACAATCAGATTAACCCACGTAGGCAAGCCCGTTATGGTGTCGTTGCCCGTTGCAATCTGGTAGCATAGTGTGATTGAGCTTAAAGCTAGTATCACTGACGTAGCAAGAATGAAATAGAGCTTTAATGCTCGTTTTGTGCGTCGTTCCATATGTTACACCAAGGTTTTATGACCGTTTTGTGATCCTAGGTACACGATACGATCTTCAGTTGATTGAGCATTCTTTGCCAGCTCGTTTATGCGCTCAAGAATGAGATATTCAATTTCCTGTGACCGATTTCTATGATCATTTGCCGACAGAACACTCAATGCGTCGATCGCGGCTTGCGACAAGGTGATTGTGACCGCTTTACGAGATTTCATCGGGAGGCTCCAATAGTGATGTGTGATGTGAACAGTATTCTTGTGGGTGACGATAATCAAGCCAGTTATCGCAATAGTTTTCTTTGCTTTTGGCGTAACGATGGCAACTCTCGCATCGAGGATGTGAATACGCTATTTGCTTTGGTGTTGCTTGCACGTAGGCTATTTCGTCTGGGAAGAGCAACGATCCATCGTCAAGCCTAGTCAAAAGGCTTACCTGCACACGTCGGTACAGCTTGTCATTCTTCATGGTGCGACCTTTCGTCTTTGCGTGTTGTATGCTGGCAGTATCGTTCGCTGAGACGAATAATCTGCGACGCTCTGAAACAGATATTCAGGATTGTACCGCATTAGATTCTTGGTGTGTTCTCTAAACAACGAATGAAAGATAGACTGAGCTATTGCCGCCAAGCTAATATAATCCTTTGCGTTTACAAACCCTTCCAATAGGATTGGTCTAAATATATTGGTATTTCCAGTGTTGGCTATGTTGTATCTAATACATAGCTCGTAGTCGTAGATATTGTCGTCAGTAGAGCACTGATCCAATACCAAACGCACATTATACGGCTGAGTCCTGCTAAGACCGAAAGGATAACTAACCATGAAAGGTCTTGATCCCTCACGCACATATATGTGCCAGCACGGATATACAATTTCAGGTGGCCTTGCAACAAGGTGTATTTGTTCAAGGATACCGACGTGCTTTTCGGTCATCTCTGCAAACTCATTTTTCGTGCTTTCGTCTTCGCGCTCGAATAGCATCGCATCTATGATTGATGCACCTTCAGGGTATAGCCATCGGAGTGTAGATTTCATGGGAGCAAAGTGACAGTTGGTTGAATAATAGGATCTGGAGTCGCACAAGATAACATAAATACGCTTGATGCAAATAGAATTATGATCGTAGTCGTTACAAACACCGTTTTAGCTTTATCCGATCCGTCCCAGTACGGGAATACTCGTATTCCCTTTTTGCCGTTATGAGTATCTGTAATGATGCTCATTTCAATTCCGACTTTCATCACTAACCTCGCAATTGTTGAAAATGCTTTACAGGTGCAATATACGACCGTGCAGAACATTGTCAAGTGTTATTTTTAAGGTAGGCCACTGCTCGGTAACTTGAATTCGTGTTTCATAGCGTTGTTCTAATTGTTAAGTAGTTGAATTATATTGACTTAATATAGTTTAGAATACCACGGGAACACAGCGGAAAACACGCGGAAAACCAGCGGAAGCTGCGGGAAACTGATCACTATGTGCGGAAAATCTTACCGCGTCTTTCCGCGAACTTCCCGCACTTATGGGAAAAATTAAGTCCTTACAACACAACGATTTACAGATAGCTCGCGGAAACCCTAAATCTTTCCGCGTGTTTTCCGCGTAATGCGACCTCTCTGGAAGTGGCTTAAAATAGGCTTCCCGCGAAAGACGCATTTTGTAGGTCGTTGTGGAAAACTAGCGTTTCATCTATCAAATAGATTGACGTAATTGCGACCCCTATTCACACATTGGTCAGTCTCTATGACGCAAAAAACTGAGCGTATGCAGCTATTCCGCGGCGCAATAAGCTCGATCTCCCGACAAACGGGGGTAAACATTCACACGGTACGACTTTGGCTTCGACTAGGCGAGCCTGAAAAATCAAAACTGCCTTTGGAAAAGCAGATTGAACTACGCGAATCAATCAACATACATCGAATTATCACTGAGGAAAAGCACAATGCAAAACGCACCGCAGCTAACAACTGAACAAGCTCTAACACAAGTCGATTACATCACCAAACCGCTAGTACAATTTATTCTGGCTAACAAACACGTCAACAATATCAATTTGATCACTCCAGCGCAAGACGTTGGCGATCTACGTCGTCAAGCACTTGAGTATGATTTGGTAAACCGAATTATCACGATCATAGGCGAAGCGCAAGAGAATCTTTTAGCAAAGGGATTCATTCCTTTGAGCTACGAAGAGCAAATACCAGACGTTATAAATGAACTCATTAACCCAAACATTATCGCTACGCTTGATTTGGCTCACAAGTGGTTTTTAGCAACAGCAAGCAACATTCAAGCACAAACACAGCTAACGTTTGAGCAAAAAAGGTTTGTAGAGCTAAACGCAATCAAGTACGAACAGCTATTGAATCTGTGTCAGCGTGTACGCCTTGTTGTCGAGCAAACGTATCCATCCATTGCAAACAAGTGATCTGAGGATCAAATGATTGAACAAGGCATACAGTTATCCGATCTTTCAGGTCGGCTGATGTCGTCTCTACGCGCCTTAGATGTGAGCAATCCTATCGACGATGCGTATTTGATTTGTAGCAACATTGCCGCGTTAGCAGGAAGGTTGATACAAGAGGAGCACGTTACAGAAAAACAGGTGCGTGATCGCTTGTTACCGATCATAGACGGATTTGCCGTGAGCAGGTGCAATAACGATGATGTTCTTGAAACAGAACTGCGAGTTAATCTGCATACGCAATTTGATACAGCGTTGAAACACGGTATCAAAAAGACTACGCTTCACGATCGCATACGTCAGGCAGTTGATTTTGCTAGTCTGTCATCAAAGTATTCTAACAGAATTTGGAAACAAACGGAGCATGGAAACAAGCTCGTTCACACGGCTACGGCTGAATGCGTACTCGAAGAGGTGGAATTAGCTTGCGTTGATCTAGGCATACGCAAGCAATTCTATCAATACGCCGTGGACAAGGGATACTGGGAAAAAATCACAACACTGACAGTCAAAAAAATTGTAGTCGGCATCATCGGTGATACAGCTACGGATTCAATGGCTGGAGCTATTGTTGGCCTAGTTGCAACAATGTGCGAAGTACGTGGCGATGTATTCAATTCTCGACAACACATGATCAACCTTCGCAACGTGGCGTATGATCTTGATGTCTATAAAGGTGTAAACCACGACAAAGAGTATTACTGCACGTATAGCCTTGGCTATGACTACGATCCGCAAGCTGAATGCACGTACACTGATCAAATACTTGATCAATACGCACTCGGTGACGAGCATTGGATAAAGTGTTTTTGGGAGATGGCTGGATATTGCTTGCAGTCACCGTACTTCATCAATAAGATGTTCTGGCTGGTAGGCGATGGTGCTAACGGTAAATCAACGGTACAGCGCCTATTACACGAGCTTGTAGGTCACGCATTAACGAAGACTGGCTTTCAAGTGCGTGATCTTGGCAAGGATTTCTACCTATACAGCGTTATTGGCAAGCGTATGGCTCTTTGTGGCGATGCGGCTGTTCGTATGGATAACATCGACTTGCTCAAACAATTCACTGGGGGTGATGCTCTTTCGACAAATGTCAAGTTCGGCGATCACGTACAATTCGAAAACACAGCAAAATTGATCCTCTGCATGAACCGTGCGCCTCTTATTTCAAGTCATGAGGCGTTAAAGCCGATCACACGACGTATCGTATGGCTGCCATTTGAGTATCGCATCAAAACGCCCGATCCAACCGTCGAAAAAAAGATGTTATCTGAATTGCCTGGTCATTTCAACAAGGCGGTCGATGGCCTCAAGCGCTTACGTGATCAGGGATCATTCACTAAGGTCGAGCGTGGTGAAAAGGCTCTGAGTATTTGGGCTGGTACGGCTAACCTACTCGAAGTATTTATTGCTGAGAAAATTGCCGTATCTGATACGCAAAAGGTTCGCCTTGGAGAGCTATGGAAGCAATACAAGAAGTGGATGGATGACTGGGGAGGTCGTTTGTGGGAGTCCGATCCATATAACATACGATCAGCGCATCAGTTGTCACGTGAAGTCATTGCTCGATTTGGTTGTCGAAAGGAATACGAGCACTGCCGATACGTATCCGAGAGTGGAGCATGGGTAAGTGGCAAACAGGCTTATCTATATGGCATAGGAATACGCGACGAAACAGTGCCAGACGATCCTTTTTAGGCTCTGAATCGTCGTAAGTCCTTTACTTTCATGCAGAAAAATGACCTAATCGTTGCTTAATCGCAAATAAATTAGGTCAAAACTGGGTTTTTAGTGGTATTTTGTTGGGTCTTTTCTGGTAACTTTCTGGTAACTTTTTGGGTGTCAAATGAGCGCTTTAGATGAAACAACACCATTAGAAGGCGATGAGCTGCGGTTCATCAGATTAAAGTATGGACTCAGCCTGTGTTCAGCAGCAAAACTGTTGGGAACAACAAGACTGTACTTACGTAAGGTCGAGTGCGGAGATAAGCCATGCAAAATCCTTTATGCGAAAAGGTATGAGCAGGTTCTCGGAGCAAAGTGGTTTAAGATGCTTCGCAAGCTGTACGTCGAGCACAAAGCAAAAAAGCCCATAGCACACGTGCCAGGGCTGAATGATCATGAATTTATTGAGGAGCTTACGCGATGATTGAGGATAATTCAGTACACCAGTTGTATGCAGCTTCCGCATTGCAGCCTCTGTTGCAAAAGCTCAGTCTTGATCTTTTGGCTAAACCTGGCGTTATGGATAGGGTCTGTGCAGCGTCACACGCGATAGCACACGTAATGGTAGAATTAGAGCAGAGCAAGGCATACAAAACAGAAAAGACTTGCAACGAATCAATTACCCAGGAGAATAAGCGATGATGGGCGCACCAGATTGGAACGAAAACTCTGAATATATCCTCAAGCAGAAACTAGATTGGGCAGAGTCATACGTTGTCAAACAAGAACAGTTGATTCTTGAGTTGATAAAGGGACTAAGCGATATAGCGAATGTAACGGTTCACTCTGATTGGCGAAATAAGAAAACACTACAAACGAAGCAAATAGCCGTTACAACATTAGAAGCTGCAAAAACTCATTTTAAGGCAATGGGATGGAGGTATGATGACGACTTTAAGTAATCCGCTTCTTTGACTTACGCGCTTTCTTACGCTTTTCAACCTTGATAGCGTCGAGCTGATCCATAACAGTCGTGTAGACAACGGCTGCCTTTGCAACAATCTCTGCACCTTGCTGAATGAAGGTGAAGAGATTGTTCATTTTATCCTCTAAGCTAGGCTGATAGAACGCCTGCGGTGGCATTTGATGCCCATACTGGGGCATAGGGTTAGGTTGAGCCTGAAAAGTCTCTTGTGGCTCGTTTTTGACTGGGTTCTTGACGCGCTCAATGGCACGATCATAAGCCTCCATCATTGCCAGGAAACGCTCATTGGAGCCTCCAGCATCGGGATGTAGCTCTGTGACTAGCGATCGCTTACGACGCTCAATCTGCTCTATCGTTTGGCAATCATCAAACATACTTCAACATACAAAAAAAGGGGCTTACAAGCCCCTTTTCAATGCCTCTACTGCCTCTTCGCAGGTCACTGGATCAATTCTAGTGCCTTGGCATATCCTTCGCCTAACTGGAACCCAAAACGCTCTCGTACAAGGCCGTGGATACGTTGTCAAATATAGATAGGCGTATTGATCTTCTGGACAGTCGCAATCGTCTGTGATGTCAGGCATGAATTGCACGGCTACTGGAGCGCGAACAGCATCAGGCGTTGGCTCATAGCCAGCGTAGATGCGTATTTGCTCGACGATCTCATAGCAATCAATCGGGTCGCAGTCTGATCGTAAGTATGCCATAGCTCTTACCAAGTAGCCTTCCACTTAGGATCGCGCATACCTGAGTTGCCGAAAATGGTGTGTGTCTTAAGAGGGCCATCTCGGTGCTTGCGAAGTTCCGCTGTAGCTGTTCCCTTGTCATTTGTTGTGGCAATCTCAGTATCAACACCGTGCGCCAGAGCCTGAATACCAGCGTAAGCGTTCTTGCCCTTCGTGGCCTGAGCAATGAACACCCAGCTCACTTCAGGGAACGTCTGCATCAGTTCAACAATCGTTTTCTGCTCTGCGTTGATCATGTTGATCGAGTCAACGATCACATAGCGATACATACCCGTGTTGACCAGTGCTGTCAGACGATCAATCGTACCTTGATCATCGAAGTTGACATTCTCGCTATAGGCCTTCATCAAGTCCATGCGAGCCTTAAGACGACCTGACGATACCTTTTCCTCAGTCATGAAGTAAAGTACACGCCCTGTATTTGTTTCTGCCAATTCGTTTGCCAGTCGCAGAACAAATGACGATTTGCCAGAACCAGCTCCTCCCCAAATGAGCATATTGAATTTGGCAAGCAGGTTGGTCAAAAATTCCTTCAGTTCGCCTTGCAGTGGCAACGATTCAGGCGCAGGCATATTCACGACATCTTGTGTCGTAAATGGTGCTGTTTCCTTTTGCTGCTCTTTCTCTTGTACGTCCAAGATTTTACCATCGAGTGACGCTGCATCATCGGAAAGTCCGTTTGAGTGCTTTGCGACGATAGACTTAGCCCAGTTATATCCAGCATCACCACCCCACAAAGCCCACGCAATGCGACCAGCTGTAGGGTAGCCATCCTCACCTAGCCTAAATCCTTCAGCATTCTTATCGACCTGGTGGCGGTCAAAATAGGCTTTCATACGCTTAACCGTATCCAGGCTTACTGAACGACCGTTTGATAGATCGCGAGCACGCGCAACACCTACTTCAGTTCCACCACGATTGAATTCACGTCGCCACTCAAGTCCACGCTCTGCCTCTTTCTGTACGCTTTCAGGTGGCACGAAACTATCTTCACTAAGGTTGCTATCGTCAAGCGTAGGGTCATAGCCCCATTCATTGATCGAGTTGCCCTCTGTAAATAGCTCCTTAGCCTTGACTGTCTTTGTCAAGATCGTGTATCCATTTGGAATGCTTGCCTCACCGTGATCAATAGCGTACTGACGACTGATTGCAACCCAATCTTTCGGATTGATTGTCGGTTGAATTGATGCGCCTTGAACTGAGCCAAGGTTCTCAATTTGCGAGTCAACGAATTCTGAGTATTCGTCTGCGCTATGCGGTGGAACGTCAGTCCAAGGAGGTACAGAGCCGTTGCTATTGATGTACTTGCGATCCTGCTTGAGATCGGAGATGTTGTCCTGCAATCCCTTTTCTACAGCACGGTAAATCTTGACCTTCGCTTCTGGATCGTTCTGGATATTCCGAATAATCTGCAATGACTCAGGATCACTCTCAGAACCAGTGCCGTACTCGTTCAGCGCCTTTGCAAATGACATCGTGTAAATACCTGGGAACGACTTAGAAACGTCGTAGGCAGGGCTGAAAAAGCCTTCCTCATCGCGATACGGAGCTTTGTGACGACCGTCATTTTCTGTGTTATCAGAAAGTGTTACAGCAGATTGACTATCGTCACCTAACCCAGAAAAACCCCTCGATGTCAATTTTTTTGCGTCGCGCACAATGTTAATCAGGTCATCAACATCAGCAGTACCGAATTCACCTTCTGCATTTGGTCTATTTTGACTGGAGACATATTTGATTTTGTTCGCTGCGAATGCAGATCGGGTAGCTGTTAGGCTGAAAGCCCACTCCCATGCCGCATCGGTAATCAGTGACCAAATCTTAGCACCTTCTTTCTCGCATGAGAAAAAACGATTCAACTGATTTCTTTCTTTTGCTGCACGCAACGCAATGCTCGCTGGTGATGTACCATCGAGCTTCAAATCTAACAACTTCGCAATTTGCTGGTCAACAGCCTTGAGAATGTCTGTTTGCAGCGCTTCGCCGATATGAAAATTTGAATCAACACGGTCAAAGATGTACGTGGTAGGCACTGAGCAAGCGTACAGCTTTTTAATTGAATCGAATTGACAGAAAACCGAGAAATCGGCAGCCGAAAAAGCTGCTGTATTTGGATGATTATGTGTTACGATAAACCGCTTAGTATCGTCAGAAAGCACATTCGTCGGAATGGAGACAGCGCCTTTTTCTCGCGTAGCGTAACCCATGTAAATCATTTTACTAGGGTTGTCGTAGTCAAAAACACCGATAAATTCAAGTTGTGCTGATGAGATTGCATTGTTGAATTGCTCAAGATTCAACTCACTCAAGTCATCAAGCAATCGCTGTGATGGAACGCTTGGAGGCACACCTTTGTCACAGGCTTCTGAATCAAATTCAACGACAGAAGTAAGCAGCTTGATCACCCTATCAACAATGAAAGCCTTACGCAGATCGTTGTCAAATTTCCCAGCAAGAACCTTCTTCTCAAAGTTCTCTGAGTTGCTGGCGATACGCTTGCTCTTTTGCACCAGATCAATCTTTACAGTATCAGAAAGACTGTAGTTGCTAGTCATATTGCTGTTCATGGCTTGTTTATTGGTGTCAATTCGGAAAAGACTGTCAGTCGAGCCTTGTCGCTATCGAAAGGCAGATTTTTGTTTGCTTCTCTTGTAACATAGCCCTCAAAATCAACGGAGATGTAGTCTGTTACTAAACCACCACCGCCAGTATCATCAATTTCAATACGACGCACACGAATGAATACCATCAAAGGCATATACACTGATCCAAGAACGTCAACGCTTTGGATTGTAGCGTCATCAGCATACGAATTATACAAGATTGAAGTAGCAGCTTTTTGAGCGTCACTATAAAAGTGTTTCATCAACTTCCTCCTCCGTAGAGTACCCGTAAAGCAGCAAGTTTTGTTCTAACTGCATCTTGTGCTCGATTGAGGCTAAAACGTCCAGAAATAACAACTCTGGTCTCGTTTTCAAGATTGTTTATGTTATACCGATCGAGCAAATCTTCAATCTCATATTCATCGGTAACAGGTGCGCCTAAGCTCTCAGGTAGCGTTCGCCACCACATCCATGCAGCAGAGCAATGAGCTTGAAACATATCATAGCGAAAAAATGCTGGATCGCCACCGTAAATGAGCGATGTATTGAAATCAAGCAGTTCGTTGTATGATTTGATGCTAAACAAGTTTACGAAAACAGCCTCTCTTTTACCAGAGCCAGTGGCACTACTTTTTGCAACTGGATCACGCGCATCGTAAGGATACGAATGGGCAAGTGTTTCGGCTTTCTTTGTTTTCGCAGTGAACATTGATGTTATGCTAACCTTGAAACCATTGCCAACCAAAAGTTTAGCTAAAGCAACGGCGGCGAAAGAGTTGTAACGGTACGACTCAGCGTCAACATCTGCACTTGCTACGATGTTGACGTAGATGTTAATGTACGGCGTGATTTTGATTTTGTTGTCTTTGGTAGCGTAAACCTTCTTAGCCTGTGTACGAAATTTAGGCTGCCCTGAGTCACGCTGCTCATAACCGTAAATACCAACTTGCACATCTTGTGCATCTTTCAAATAATATCCATCATCTTTTCGTACTACTGACGATGGAGAAATACACTGTTCATCTGATTCATCCACCTTATAACAAGGAAATGCGTATAGCGTAGGTGCTACACGAGAGAAGGTAAAGATACCAGTAGCCTTGCTTGTAAAGATGGTACGGGGACGAGGAACGTCAGTCTCAGGATTGATTTTGAGGTCAGCTTCAAAACGATCGAAAAAACGATTGGCTTCTTCGAGTTTGGGGTAGACCTTTTTCGTTCCTGTCACATACGCATACATTTCGGAGTTGCGAACGTCATATCCGAACCAAGCCGTACTACGAAGCTTGATATTGCGCTCTGAAAAGTAGTCAAACACGTTATCAAAAAGTGGCCTGAAGGCAGGATCAACTGTAATTGAATTACGTGTGTCAATCAATTTCTGAATGGATTTGCCGATAGACGACAAATCACCCAAGTCAGTCAAGTAAAGATCAGGACTTTTACTTATGCTCTTGGCAAGGTCATCCATCTGAGGATTATCACGATAGCTTCCACGTAAACCGTAAAGCTCCTTCAGCTTGTACGGAGACATATAGAAACTACGCAAACCTGAAGCCCTACGATACGCTACATCCCGAAATGGCAATTTTGTTCCATTCTTGATTAGCGAGTATTGTTTAGAGCTTAAGCTAAAGATTGACATTAGTCCCAACCAATCATTTGATCTGGATTCATCTTGCGGTACTGATAACTAGCGAAGACGCGATCATAATTCAAGTAATCACGTAAGTTCTCTTGTTGACCCTTATTGAACGTCGTTATGACTGCATCTACATGATCCTTAAGCGTTTTGCCCGTGTCTACGCGATCAGAGTCATCACGCTTATTGGCGAGACGTTCTGTTTCGAGCATGAAAACACTAGCGGCAGATTCAAGCCATCGTAAGGAAATAGTAGAATCGACTCTGTTATCAAGAATCCATTGACGCAGGCGCATACCAACTGAATATACCAGCATCGTATTAGCCGTTTGCTTTTCAAGTTTTTCACTGAAGCCAACGTAATACACCGAACCGCTGAAGCGGTCTAAGAGCGACAAATCTTGCCGCGTATTGGCAGTGTACGATGTAGATTCGGTTGTCGGAAATACGTTGCCAGTAGCAATGACTCCGAATCCAGCTTTCTTGTTTTTAGGTTCGTTGCGACCATTGTAGATGATCGCACGGTCAGACCCAACAGGAACCTTTGTTTTTGCAAGAGCCTCATTCAAAAGGCCAGCTGTATTCGGATCAATCTTAGGAAGCTCATCAAGAATCAAGATTTTGCCATTTTCCCAACAATCAATCAGAGCGCCTTCTTGGTAGCCCTCAATCGTTGGCCCGCCTTTAATTTCAGTAGGTGACGTGTACTGAGAACAGTTGATTGTGACGTAAGGACGACCAAGCACACGCGCAACATATTCAGCTTGATACGTTTTACCTGATCCAGCAGGGCCGACCAAGAAAACGTTGTGTCCAAGCATTATGTCGTCGAGTATCTTGTAAAAGTCAGGCAGACCTTCGATTGAAGACGCATCAATCGGTGGCATTTCTGGGGCAGAACCAATAATCAGCTTTTGTGTAGCGCCTATAGCCTTTTTAACATCGTCAGAAAGGTTATCAAAGCCAACCTTATTCGACTCCATATAACGAGCAATGACATTTTGCACTGCGTCAACATCAAGGCCTTTTTCTGCCGATTCGTAACCGCCACATAGCTCAAGCGCAAAGATGTAACGGTTCGTACTAAACGGGGCTTTGCATGATTTTGCAGTGTCAAACGAAAACCCCTGCATCTCACAAGCAATTCGCAGCTTGTCATCGGCATCGTCAGTAAACGTGATAATCAGATTTCCACCAATACGGCTAACGATGCAGTTTCGAGTGACCTTTACAGTTCCCTCGGCTGGCATAGTCGATGAGCCTTCAAGAGCTTTACGACGAATAGCCAGAATACGCTTCTGACTTTCTGCGACGATAGCAGGCAGCTTACCACTGGCGACAGCTTTTTCAATTTCAGCAATACGATCGTCAATCTCTTGCTGTGTCTTAAAATCAGACAAATTACCCAGTCCGCTTACCTGCGAAACGGGATTCAAATTCATACGTCGAAGACGCATTGTTTTAGTTTTAGCAGGCATATTAGTCTTTCAATAATAGGTCGAGTAGCGTCATCATTTGCTCATCGGTGATCAAGCCACTTACATCATCTGGCGCAGAGGCAAACCAGTCATAAACCTTTTGCGTAGCATCGTCATCGCCAACTTCGAGCTTTTGAAAAATATCAGAACCAACTTTCATTAGGAAGTCAGTCTGTTTAGCTGTTTCTGGATTTTCGTCGTATGACTTTGACTGCGGACGCTCTTCGTTCTTTTCTTCAGGCTCTGGAGGAATAGGAGGCAACTCTGATTCATTTTCATAGTCTCTTGGCGCTCTCTCTGAATCCTTGGGCTTGTTTTTTGATCCTGGTGGACGACCGCGACCACGCTTAGGCGCTTTCGGGCTATCGTCTTTCGGCTTATTCTTTGCGCCAGGTGGACGACCGCGACCGCGCTTAGGCTGATCTGGCACATCTTGTCCCATAAGCCTAATAGTGTACATTGTGTTACCTTGTTTCACATATTCAACACCCGTAGTCAGAATATGATTAAACGCCCACTGGTCATCTTCATCAAAATCTTCAATGTCGTTTGATTGCTTGAAAACATACCAACCAATTTCAGGATCGTACCTATGGATGTTGTAAAGCCTTCTGTCTTTTGTAGGCTGCTTAGGTATTTCAGGCTCTGGTGATTTAGGCGTTGGCACATCTGTCGAATCTGTATCCTGTTTACATGAGCCAGTTGCCTTGTACCGAAGAATTGGATCTGAAAATACCTCATTGGCAATTCGACAAACCTCGAATGAATCAGTTTCATTCCGTCTATCGTAAACAAAAACGCTACCGTCGGCTTGTTTTGTGTGCGTTCTAACACTGTAGTAATGATACACAGGCGGTTCGTTTGTACCTATGCGTAGTGCCTTTACACCAATGATAAAAAACACATACCCGTCTTGTGTAACAGGCTCATTAGAATCGTTTTTGCCGAATATGCCCATCATGTTGATGTACAATGGATCAGAGCCAGACTGAGTAACAATACCCACGCGCTTTGAAGGCGATCCTTTGTAGTAAAGATCAAGATGGTAGCTTGCCCCGATCAACGTTCTAACAGTGTATCTGTACGATCCATCGGAGAATACAGCAGGTTTAGACCACTCGCTCCCAGGATCAGAATATCGCTCCCAAATTGTCGCTAGCTTTGTAGTCGGCTGAGTTGGATTTTCCTCACATCCAACAAAAGGGAATTCTACCTTCTCTTCAAATGCAGTGTCGCCGAAAAAGTGCGATGCGTGATCGCATTCCTTTTCGTCGAGCATATAGACAGGCTTTTTGCTCCAGAAGCTGATTGACCATTGATCGTTCTCAAGAAATTTTTGACTGTTGGCAGCCAAAGCATCCCCTGATTCGATTGGTGTCCACGCTTTGTAATCATGAATCTCAAAGATTCCCAAATCTTCAATGTCGATCAACCAAAAACCGAACGATTTATCATCGGTATTTTTGAACGTGTCATACTCAGTCGGATAACCGAACAATTCAATCAATTTTTGACCCGTCATACCTCGTATGCTTGAGAGCTTACCGCTTCCATGTAGATTATTTGTACGGGCAGCGCCCTCAGCAGCGCTGTAGGTTTTGAATTTCAATCCGCCAAATTCA